TTTCCGGCTCTTCTTTTATCTCTAGAAAATTCATGAAGTCACGCGCAATAAAAGGTTCAGGTTTCTTTTTAGTGTCTCGGTTTACATTTGCAAAAAGAGCCATCTGTTGACCGTGTCGGAGTTCGTCCCTGTATTCACCAAAAGGCTCTATTTCGTTATAATTATACCAGTCGTTTAACTGCCTTGCTGTGAGACATTCAAGCATCTGGTCAGGATGTACAAACCCAAGATGCAGCGCCAGACGGAAAAGAAAAACTAATCTGGGCTGCTCTCGGAGTTTTTTATTTCATCCCCATTAAGACCACAAAAGCTTTTAACCTCATTCAACAGATTCCGGTATATCTCTCCGCCATTTTGCAAGACAGAAATATCAGCATCAGTCAAAACCTTGTTACCGTTTTCATCAACAACGGTAAGGCAAACAAGGGCAGCATTAAACTTTGTGATATTGAGATCATCCTTTTCAGTTTTAAGGTCTTTTCTTTTATACAATTCAATAAAATCATTAGCCCCTAATTCTGAAATGATAACCTCATCATCTCCAATTTTTACCGTCTTTTTTTTCAGCTTTAATTTCTGTATCAACTGATCCTTGTTTAATATCATGATCTAGTTACCGCCCCGCTTATTTTAATTTCAGCAGATATAGTCTGCACGCCATCAACGTTTAATTGAGGAGTTGTGTCAAAGCTGGGTACGCTACCCTCAAAAGTCCTTGTGCTTCCACCTGTAAGCTCAATTTTGAAATTGACAGATGTCGAATCTTCATAAGCTGCAAGTAAAGCCTGTTGACCAGGATCTGATACAAGGTCATTCATTTCAATAGGTATCCTGCCACTATCACCCAGCCCTGTACGCCATTCTTTAGCGTCGCTGTCAAGGTCTGTGACATCAATTTCACCAGCCTTGCCGCCACTCTTTCCGATGGACCTTACTTCTTTTATCTGTGTCCATGTCCCAGGTGTAGCAGTCGAATTACTGCCATCAATAGTTATCGCCCTTCCTACAGTGTTAATATCAACTGCAAAGGTGTCATCTGTTGCACCAGTCGCATAGTTTTTTACTACTGCCGAAACGCCATTCAGGTCAGCAGCATTCGCCCCGGTGAATCCAGCAAAGGTCACGACATCTCCGTTCTCAACCCCTGCATGGCCTGTGATTGCCAATATTGTAGGATATCCGACAGTAATAGCGGTTAAAACCTCCGCCGATCCTGAAGACCCCGCAATATATATTTTTGATTTCTGTGCCAATTGTGCCGCTGTACTCATTTTCTATATCCTCCTACTCGTTAAAGTTTATATAATAATCGCAATGGCTATAAAAACGCCTTGTTTCATCATCGAATCCATCAACCGGCACCGATGCCGAATAATTTAAAAGAGTTCCCGCTATATTTGCGCCTTCCATAGCCGTCTTCACTGCTTCAACCATCGCAATAAGGCTTGTTGTGTTAATTGCGTATATGCTCACCTGTACGCGCGGTTGTGTCGCTTCAATGTCACCCTCCAGTGTATGCCTTGAGATGCCCCCCACGACCATCCATAACCCAAATACATCCGGTAAAGTCTCCACGTTCTCAATGTCCGGCCTCTGGATGTAATTAAACTCGCCGCTGAAAACAGTTGATAAAACAGTATCTATGCTGCTGTGCAATGTCATTGTGCCTTAATCCCTGATTGACAGGTTAAAATAATTTCCCTGTTTTCTCTTTTATAATTTTCAGGCTGCCCAAGGATAGAATAAATTTGCCCTGATTCATCAACAACACGCATCCGCGCGGATATCCCAGGCCTGTATCGTATTCTAATTTTTACATCAGCCCCAGCATAAACAGTCTGGTTATTAGTCTGGTCAAAGGATCGTATATTTTCAATATTTGCGTATACATTTGTTATAGTAGTAATCCACGATGTAGAAGATACGCCCCCGGTTTTTGTTTCAACCGGCAACTGAAAATTAACCCTTTCCTTATAATCAGCAGGGCTTAATCCGTATTTTGTAAACTTAGATACCATTTAAAACTCATCCCATAAACGATAATTCTGACACAGGTTATAAATAACAGGCTGAAGTGAATCAGCCCGATCTCCATGATAATACATATCCTCTGCCTTCAGCTTAACCGCCCGTTTAAGGAGCTTCGGTACACTGGCCGCCGCCGTCCATCCACAATCAAAACTGATTACAATCGGATTTGAAGTATGTAGTGTATCTGTCGGCCATGTAATACCGTAAGGCAACACGATCCGGCCCAGGCCTTCACCATTCAACTCTTCAAGATAATCCGTTGTCTCCGTCAATGTTGTTTCAGTGCCGTCAACATCAGTATATTTTATGCTGTTAATTTCCTGTAAATTCCCGAACGGTATTTTTATGTAATCCACGCAGGGAAATTCATCAAGATAAAGTTTCCATGTCTGAGTCAGCAGCTTGCGCCTGGTGATCTTTTCAATCTCATCAGTAGCCTCAAGTATCAGGTCTTCAAGGTCATCATCCTCAAAAGTTGTTGCCTCATTGACAATGACATCGGCACCGAACTCACAGGCAGCAAGAAGGACCTTTGCAACTACACGGATATATCTCTTTATCCCGGTGTATGCTTTTTCATAAGTGGCGTTATTGGTTACCGTGGTCACCTGAGTAAAGGCCCCGCCCGTCCAATCGTTCCACGTGGAACCATTATCAGACTCTTGAATCTTTGCATCGACCGTACCAGTTGCTCCATTGGTGCCACACACAAGGCTAACCATAGCCTGTTTACCAATGACCTCAATAGCCGTGCCCTCAAGCGCGTACCCGGTTGTTGTGGCATGGCTACCCGGTGCAATACTCTGAGAGTTGACGATGTTACCTGCAAAGGTTCCAGAATCCACTTTTAAATGCAGCTTTAATTCTGCAAGTGTTATCGGGTACAGTGTAGGCGCGGTATCAATGACAAGTTGCATGATTACCTCTCAAGAATAACCTTAACGATTATTCCTGCTGAATGGACGGAGTTTCCAGTAATAACCGTTGTAAAAGCATCAATTACCTTCCTGCCCCCGTATATCCCGGTTATCATTGCAGGTATCGCGCTTTCAGCCGCTGAAGCTGATCGGTTTGCAAGCGTTCCTCCCATCAGGTCAAGGCCCCCGGCATCATTTATAACTGCATCCCAGGCCGCTGTTGGATTCGTTGCTTGAGGGTATGTCCTAACCTCAATAATATACAGGCCTTTCAACTTAGCGAGATTGTCAGTTGATAAAACAGCATTTCCGGTACTTGGAAAGCTACCATTTGCGCCATCACCTACACAAGTAAAGGTCAATACATAATGGCTTGATGCTGCATCATATTCAAGGGTCTGTGTTATTGTCCCGGCTGCGTATGCGTTCCATGTAAAACAGAGCATAAACAAAAGCATTAAAAATATTTTCTTCATGGTAACATCCTTTATGGTGGGGATTAATCCCCACCTATAAAAGTTAATTTTTGACAAATCTTTCATAAAGCTCAATGTGTGACTCTTGTAACTTTTTAGCTTTATTGAGAGCCTTTAAAGAATCAACAATGATATCATTTGCCTTTTCACCGATAGAAATATCCTTTCCAATATCAGCGTTTTCTTTCCACATTGTATTACCGTTTTCGCGTTTGAATTGAAGGGCCTTATGCTCTTCCTCTGAAAAAGATAAGTCCTCCTTAAGGTCCCTAACGATTTTCAAGGTGGTTAAGTCCCCCTCTTTAGGCAAAATATTTAACAATAAAAGCCTTTCATAAACTGATAAAAGCATATTAAGCCCCCCATGATTTATCGGTAAATACAGGGATATAACCCGGTGTCCCTGCCATATCAATAGCGAGTGCGTGTGACGTAGCAACCGCACAAACGGCGGCATTTGTTGACAGACCATTTCCTATTGAGTTAGTGCCCCAAAAGTATTCAAATCCAACACTGTCAACGGTTTCGGTATAAATGCAGTAAGAATGACCTGTTCCCACCGACATCCCCGATTTAAAATTATTGGAAAGTTTCAGACCGCAAATATAACCAGTGGCAAGAATAGACACATCCGCTGGAAGAGCTACCCATGATTCAAGACCGCAAACAAAGGTTTTAGTTCCAGATGATTTTCCAACAACCGGAGCAGCTGCCCCACCGGCTTCATTATCAAGATATATCCATCCACCAGCGCCGGAAATATTCATATTATCTTCTGTATCCGCTATTAAATCAAACCCACCATAAAATACACCCTCAAGTGCTGTAGCACTCCATCCGCTTGCCCAGTCCACAAGTTGAGTAAACATATGGCAAGATGATTCTATTCGATGAGTAGGATCAATCCCCCCATCGTTACATCCTACTAATACCCCACGGGTACGGCGCGTACTAACCCCGTCAATCGTAACTCTTGTTCCAAGATTAAAGCCATAATCAGCAGATGTGTAGGCCCTAATATCTCCAAGCTCAATGGCCCCGTTTGTGTTTCGATCCATATCGAAAACTAACTTTCCTGATTTCCAGGAAGACTTTACATTTGTTACTGGCATGATTTACTCCTCCATTCCTAAGATTTAAGGGAGTGGTTCCCCCTGTATTAAGGAGGGGTTGCCCCCTCCGTTAAGGTTAATCGTAAATTGCTGTTTCAGGAATTTCCGCGATATAACGCGGGCCACTGAGAATAGCAAATATTGACACATGGGTTGCTGTATCGCAATCAGCGACCTCTACCTGGAAGCAATCATATCCATCCCCAAGGTCTTCAGACTCTAAGGGGATTATATACTGTTTGCTTGCTACTGCTGCAATGTCAAATGTGTCACTTGCTGCTGTTCTAGGAACCATGATATCCTCATTTTTCTGAATGCCATTTGCCACCGCTGTTTTCCCACCGGAAAAAGTAAGAACCTCATTATCAACAAAGGTTGTTCCATTAAAGGCGTAACATATTAGCTTTCCGCCCAAGTCTTTGTAAACATACCCTACACCATTGCCTGCGCCTGTGACAGTCTCACCAGCAGCCGCCGGAGTGTCTACACTCGCGCCGTCATATTCAAGCACAAAGCCTGTGCTGAAATACTTGCTGAAGGCAAGGTCAGCAGAGGCAGCCGCAACCGCCGAACTTTTATCAAGGGTAATGGCTGCGGCTTTTCCAATCGGGCCAACCTGTATAACGATGTCAGCATGTTTATAATTCTTCATGCTTAGAATATCGGTTGATATCGTGCCAGTCTGGTCAATAGTCGGGAAAGTCATGGGTACAACTACATAATCTTTATTAATTTTATTCATGGTCTTATACCTCCTATGCTCTTGTTGCAAGGGAAACAAACGGACTAACGGTATTTGTTCCCTTATATGGGGTTATTGCAGATGACCACCGCGGCTGACCATCGAAATAATATATAAATCGATAGGTCTCTTGATCATAAAGGAAATTAACATGAATACTCATGGCTTCCATTATGTCGCCCTTGTCAGCGGTGATATATTGTGACCAGTCGGCAAGAATTATATCGCCGACAGTCCCTAGTGTTTCAGCCTGTTCGATTGACACAACCGGGGCACCCTTAATCCTAAGTATACCCTGTGCATCATATGTCACAAAGCGGGGTTCAAGTGCCGCCGTACCTGCCACTATTGAAAGCTGGTCAAGCTGTGGTGTGCAATCCTGGTTTATGAACCATACCGGATTACGGCCCCTGAATCTGGCCCACATATTTGAAATATTCTCGGTAAGAATGGTTTTTGCTTTCTGTCCAGATTCTTTCGACACAGAAACAAGACAATTTGCATTAAGAATGCCAAGAGCCTCGCCCGCGCCTGTACCGCGATAAGCAAGGTCTTGACCCTTGAATGCGAACTCTTCGCCGAAAAGCTGCCGCATTTCCTGACCAAGAAAGGTTACATTTCTCATCATTTCCCCTGAAGCATGGAAAAATCCGGTTAGCTTTGTAGGTTCAATGCGAATCTGTTTGAACTTGGTTTTACTAGGATCAACCGTTCCAAGTTCTTTATTTGTGTAAACTCTTATGCCTCCACCCCTTGAACCTGTG